ATATCGGGCAAAGGTATTTTAAGAAAGTCGCGGTAGATGATCAGGATCAGTCCCTTGCAGCTCGCGCCGTCGTATCCGCGGCCGCCGGGCTTATAAGGGATCCCCAGGAGGGTTGGGACAAATTCGGAGAATGTCACGAGAACGTTCTCCTGCCGGGAGCGGAAGGCCGGCCGTCAAAACGCGGACCGTTCCCGAGCTCTTTGCAGCGCTGCCGGGTTTTGTTGCATTCGGTCGCCGCACCCGTGTAGCCGCATTCGCCCCCGGCGCCTTTGAATTCTGAGTTACACCGGTTGCGCATGGCCGTCCGGCCCGGGATCGTGACGTTCAGGACGTCGAACTTGCTCATCAGGCTGAAGACCACGTCCTTGACGTTCGACGTGTAGGAATCGATCGCGCCGGAGAACTCGATATAGCAGTCCGGATCATCCAAAAGGTTGGCCCAGACCATCCGGATGGTGACCGTTTTGCCGCGCAGGTCGTACGTCTGCAGATAAAACTCAATTAACCGCGAAATATTGCTGATTTGAATCTTGATCGTATCGATCTCGCCCTTGACGTTTTCAGTGATCGCGTCATGCGTGACGGGGAATTTCTCGTAGGTGATGCCGTCAAAGACGATATTCGTGTCGTAGGCGGCATAGCATTTATTGTTGCCGATGCCGTCGTAATCGAAGATGGTATAAAGGAAGATCGGTTGGGTGGATCGCTTACGGGACTCAGTCAGGAAGGCGGCATTGGTGTCCAGGGGGCACATCACGGCACCTCACGGAACGTGAAGCCGTATTCGTAGACGTAGGGCGCTGTATGGACAAACCAAAAGGATCCTTTGTCCATTTTTCCGGTGACGGTTTCCCCGTCGATGACCATTGAAAAGGCCGTCAGGTCTTCTTTATAGGTGTCATAGAAGATGTTGACGGCGGTCATCTCGGTCGGGGTCCTTGCGGAGAAGGTGAGATTTTCCCACGTGCGCAGCTTCTTCGACGTGAGCAACCGGCTGTCCTCTTCTTCGTTTTCGTATTTGGTGGTTTCGGTGTTGTAGCGCGGCTTGCAGCGCGCGCCGAAGTTGGGAGAATAGGGAAAATCAGCCATGAGGTTTACCCTTTCGGCTTATCTTTAAAAATCTCGTCGATCTTCTGCTGCAGCCTAATTTGCTCATAATACTTTTCTTTCATTTCAGGCCAATGTTTTTCCAGGAACTCTTCAGCCTCTTTTGACAGGTGTTCCCAATCAAGTTTGACGCCGTAGATATCACTCAATTTTTCTGTCAAAAGGGTAAATTTAATGCTGGTAGAAAATTGCTCTCTCAGGATCACTTCTAAAATAATATCAAACATAGCTCCGACGCCGGCATTATTGCTATTAAACAATTCAACAAATTCACTGAAGGCCTTAATAAAAGTCGAGGCAACCTCTGCTGCGCTTGAGGAATCAAGATGTATTGATAGTTTGTGTTCTTTCAAAAACTTAGATAGATGTTCCATTTTTCCCCCTTATCCGGTTTACCGTTTGCTCTCGGAAAGCCTGGTAGCCGGGCCCCGTCTTCGTATATCATCTTGGGCAACATATTGCGCAACATCAATTATGCCACCAGGATTTTTTCGGCAAAGATTTTCGAAAGACAGCGCATCCGTCGCCTCGATGCGAATATAGTAGTGGTTGTGGATTATGTTCTTGGCTTCAGAGCCACCGGCTACCCCAGCCTCGTACTCTCTGTTTTGCCGGCGCGACAGGACCCGCTCGCCGCGCTGCGCGATGATCGGAACCTCGTCAATGGCCAGACCGCTGTGGGCGCGGACGATCCCGCCGCGATGGTAGGGTGACCAAGCTTGGGTGAATGTGTGGCCTCCCATCGATTGTGGACCCGTGCTGACCACGCTGCCCCCGACACCGCCGGTAATCGTGCCCCAACCACTGATCACGTTGCCGATACCGACGACAGCCTTCAGGACCAGTGTTTGCGTGATCATATCGCTCAAGGTCTTAAGGACATACTGACCGAACTTTGTAAAGACATCCCCCAGATTATTGATCTGCCCCGTGATCGTATTGTAGAAAATGTCACTGAAGGAAGACGTCGCAGATCCGATCAGAGAGACGAAATTATCATGCCAGATGGCCGTCTCGTTCTTCAGCCCCCAATAGCTCAGCTCGGCCTCCTTACGCATAGCCTCCTGGCCGGCGGTGAATTCACGAACCATTTCTCCGTCGCTGCCGAATTGACGCTTAAACTCTACCAGGGCGTTCTGCTGCTCGATCCGCATCGCCCCCAGGGAATCGCCCTCGGATTTGAGGCGAACGGCCACCATGTTCTTATAGGCCAGAGTGCGGTCTTCTTCGATCCGTTTAATCGCCTCGCTATTGTATTTGGCTATCAATTCTTTATCAGCGGCAGCGCCATCGAAGAGCTTAACCTCTTGTTCTAGTATGTATTTTTTTGTATCTAACTCTCCTTGAGCTAATTGCTTCGTTTTCGCAATTAGCTCAATATTAGCGGCCAACGCTTCCGGGGACTTTTCTTTTCGCACTCGATCTTCAGCGAGTAATTGTGTTTCTGCTATTTCCCGGGCGCGTTTCATATAGAACGCTTGATCCTCTGCTGAAATCGACTTCACACCCGACATCATGGTTTTATAAATCGGTTGTGCGCGCTTTTCCAAACCTATCTCACCAACAGCGCTTCCAGCAAAAGTCATCAATCGCGCCCAAAAACCTTTTGTCTCGTCATTCAACGCTCGCATTTGAGCTGCACCAAGCCTACCCATCCTCGTGCCAATATTGAAACCATAGAGTTTTTTCGATAACTCCTCCGAAGTCATCCCAAGCTTAATTGCTGTGATATCTAGTGATTCAAGTTCTTTTCGGTAATTTTGAAGAAACCCAATTCCCTTCGAAGCAGCCAATGTAATAAAGCCTATCGCTAAACTTGCTTTTAATGCTGCCTGCCGCATAAGTAATATTGGCTGAAGAGCATCCTTCGTCGCCGAATTGAACTCCTTGATGTCTGCACGGAAGCTTTTGACTTTTTTAGATGCCTCATCCCGCAGCGTCAGAATGATCTCAATCTCTTTTTTGCTCAAATTCAAAGACATTGACAAAACTCCTAAAATATGATACTTATTCTGTTATGGATGGAAGCTTAATGACTATATTCATTATTCTTGGATTGTGCCTTTATTTCATCCCCACTTACGTCGCTTACTCCAGAAATCACCACAATAGGCTCGCTATCTCAATGCTAAATATATTTCTAGGATGGACTTTTCTTGGTTGGGCTGCAGCTTTAGTTTGGGCATGTACAAATCCCCCTTCTATTTCCTCGGTTCCTCGTTCTCCAGCCCATCAATAAACATCACCGCTTCGATGAACTTCACTGATTGCTGCATCCATCCGTTCCGGTTCGGTAAGAACCCACCCTTATAAAAGTTGTACGCCAGGATGTACTCGTAGCTCTGGCGTGTCACCACCTTCTTCGGGCACTGGCTGAACTTCCAACCGTCAACTTCCCACGTGTTCGGGATCAGACTGTCCTGGATACATCCCCGCTCCCGCTTTTGTGCCGGCGTGCAGCTGCGGCAGTCCAGCTTGAACTTCGGCATCTGGACTGCCAGCTTCAGTTTTTTGCTTCTTCCTCACTCAGGCCGTTGATCTTGCGGATCTCGTCGGCCAGCTCGGCGGTCCCGCCGCGCAGCTGGAACCCGCGGATCACCTCATCCGGCAAAGTCATGTATTCGCTGCCGTAGATCTTGACCGGTTCCGCATCGATGGTGACGGCCTTCTCCTGCTTGGGATCGAAGTAGTTCTCGATCTTGCGCACGCCGAACTTGATCATCAAGAGGTTCCGGCGCGCATACTGAATCCGCACCCGGACCGTCGCCTCGCGTGGTTCGCCGGCTGGCGCCTCTTGACTGATCTCGTTTTGAGGAGCGAAATCAAAGACGGTGCTCTCGTCCTCGATGTAGCCTGAGATCACCTGGTCCAGGACCCCGATGTGAAACACCGTCGGGTTCGCCGGATCCGGATCACTCTTCAAAACGATCTTCTTTGTTTCGTTGACGTTGATTCCCTTGAACATAGCGCCTCCCCCTTTTTGATGCAGCTTTACTTCTGCACGATGACCATGTCGTTTTCCTTGTCCATGCTCCCGTTGGCCTGGTACGACAGCGACAGGTTCTGTATGCCGTCCTTGTCCCCGGGCGTAACGCTTGTGATCTGCGCCTTGGGATAATACAGCCTGAAGCTGGGCGATGATCCCCACAACGCGCTGACGACCATCGTCACGCCGGCGTGGAACTTGCCCCGGAAGTCGTACGTGGCGGCCAGGACCCGCTCGACAACGATCGTACCCGTGATCTTGCGCCCGGAATGGGCAAACGAGAGGACACCCCCGGACTTCGCGGGGTCCTCGCGCATGGCCAGCTGCGCGCCCATATCGAAATCGATCGACTGGAGCATCGGCGTGTACGCGTCCAAAAGGATCGTCGCGCTTTTAAGCACGGGCGGCGTTCTGTCTTCATACGCTATCCCCGTCAGGAAGTCCTCGTCTGTCTGCCCCGCGTCGGCGCCCTGGAAGCTGCAATCGAACAACCCGGGTCCGCCGGCCGCGATGGAAAACTTGATGTTTCCCCGTCCGCCGGACAGCCGCTCCAGATACCCATCCTGATTCAGGGCCGCCGAAAGACTCGGCACCACATCCGTGATGGGCCTCCAGCACCGGCCCGCGCTGGCTGCGGCCCCGGCCGTCGTGGCCGTGGCGCCGGACGTGCCGCCGGTGATGGTCTCGCTGGAAGCAAAATTCACGGTCCCAACGAGGATATAATAGATCGGCGTCGTGCCCGTGGCCGTGTTGAAGATGACGATCCCCTGGGCGCCGGAGGACGTCCCAACGATGGTCTCCCCATGCTGGAACGGTCCGCTCGCCACGGCGCCGATGGCGCTCGACTTCAACAGCGCCGTCGAAAAACCGCAGCAACGCAGATATTTGACCCAGTCCGGATCGGTGATCACGGTCCCCGGGGAAGCGACCGTGCCCGGGCCGCGCATCCGGTACTGGAAGGTTAAACCCGCCGGGATCTTGCCGATCAGCTGCGCCTGGGCGCCGCCGGCCGACCGCACCGGGTCGCCTTCGTGCATTTCCGGATCGGGCTTGAAACTCGGATTGTAGACGATGGTCTTGGCCTCCGCCGCCGTCAAACTCTCCAGGGAACCTTCCTCATCCTCGATCTTGCCTGTCATCTGCATCGCTCTGTTGAGCATGTTTCCTCCTTGTCTACGTTAAGCGGTCAGCGAAGGGTCCGTCAGCTTGTGCTTATAGGTTATTTCCACTTCGAACATGAGACCGCAATGCGGTTGCCCTTCAAGCGTCTCGAACGGCATCACCGCTAAAATGTTTGTGTCCTCGGCATATCCGCCCCGGGTATGATCCGCCATGAGAGCCTGCTCCACCACCAGAGACAAAGCATTAAGGACTGTTTCGGTGGGTGTGTCATCCGCGTCATCTTGGCGGGTCCAAACATCAATGAAGACAGGAAGGGTGCACGTCGCTTGCGGGTTGGGGTTGGGTTGTTTGCCTTCGCGGGCGAAAGAGAAGATGGCGCAAGGTACCACGGCCAAAGAATTCCCTCTCTGTTTATACCGCTGGACGCTTAGAAGAGCAGAGACGGCCTCCAGGGTCGTCCGGATATTCTCCAGGATCAGCTCGCGGCGATGGGTGCTCATATCCTCTCCAGGGCGCGGTCAACGCTCTTATTGATGACATCCATGCGGTACCCCTCCATGCGGTCCCACGTGTCCTGCATGCGCAGGCGCGGGGCGATGCGGATCCTGTTCTTCAAGATGAAATACGGCGTGACCTTTTCCCCTTCCTTGCGCATCAGAAATATTTTCCCATTCTTGGCCAGCATGAAAAAGCCGCCGTCTTTCCCGCCCAGCGACACCGCGTTGGCCTTCCCGGGCGTGAAGCTCCTGCGGTAATCCCTGAACTCGGATAATTCCGGCTTAAGACGCCCCGTGGGGCCCAACGCGGGAGGCAGCGGAACGGTCATCATGCCGGATTTCGCCGTGACCGTCCCTCCGCGCTCCAGAAGGCCGGCGATCGGGGAGCGCGTGAAGATCCCCAGCTCCATATCGAGGATATCCCCTTTGTTGGGGTTCCGGTACACCCGGA